AGTGTCATATATCAAACGACCCGAATGTGTTATTAAGGGAAATATAATTGCATCCTCAATAGTTCCATCAAAAAATTCAACATCTTTTCCATTACTCATAAAAGAAATAATGTTTGTGTCGTTATATTCAAAATCAAATAAACTTAATTGTGATAAATTGCTTAGTTTATCTTCTTTAAGTACATCTTTTAAATTTACGGTATTACCAAAGAATGTTAGCTTGTATGTGTGAGGTTCATTGTTTTTTAGTTGTACACCCTCAAACTTTATTTTTCCTTGCTTAAAAGGCTTATAATTTAATTGTAATTCAGCTTCTTTCTTTTTACGTGCATCGAATGATTCAAACTCACCTGTCTTAGAGTTATAAGAGCGTATGTGAAAATTATAAAAATGCTTAAATATTTTATTGTTTTCTTTAGAAGCAGGAACATTAAAAGTCTTGGTATAATCTGTAAAAACTTTAGATATGTCTTTTATGTCTTGGATAGATTGTGTAAGGCTTATACTTTCATCCTTATACAATTCCACTTGCTTACCCTCTATGTATAACTGTAATTGTAACATTAACGTACGTTGTTTATCTTGTCAAAAGCAAATTCAAAATCTACTGTATAATTAATTAGCTTGTCATTCAATACTATTTTATATTGTAGTGATTTAGTAGATGGAATTATGGGTAGTGTTTTACCCTCGTATCTTATCCATACATTTTCACTAAAAAATAATTCCTCAATAGTTTGATTCATATTCTCTTTTACAAATCCTGTATTCATTGATAGGCTTGTTTTAGAGTTTACGTTGTAGCGTTGGCGTTGCCCCTCGTATGTTTGATATGTTGACGTTGAATTAGCTATTGTATTACGTTTAAATGTTTCGTCCGTTACATTAGTGCTTTCGGTAGTTTTCTTAAAGAAATATAAATCTTGAAATGCTCCAAGTTTATTTACAAATGTTACTTTGAAAGGTGTGTATTTAGGCTCACAAATATTTGTTACATTAACTGTACTTAATAATGTAGTGTCGTCTGTATCATAAACCTGTATCGTAGAACTGTTAGCAGGGATATCTATGTATTGTATTTTTTGATTTGTGTTCCCACTATCCGTAATTTGAGTATCTACGGAATCAATCGTTACCTTACCAACCCCTTCTGCAAATATTGGTAATTTACCTACTGTATTTTCGGGTAAATAAATATCGTCTGCACTTATTAGTTTGTTTCTTGATAATTCAGGATTTGTGCCATCTTCAAAATACCCATAACCATCTGTCGCTAAGTAAGTAAACACTTGCGGATTGTTATATGTGTAAGGATTATCTGATTCATCAAAATATTCAACAACAGCTCTTACCCATTTTGTTTGAGAATTATAGTCATCATTAAAAGATATTTCTAAATAATCCCGAACAAGTTCACCTATCTCTAAGGTAATATTATCGTGAGTGTCAATACGAGACTTGTTTATTTCATATTGTGGAATTGATGGTGCAGATGTCTCTGTTCCACTCCATACATATAAATCTAATTCAATTCTTTTTAATGCCATATTTATAAAGGTACTGATGCACCTGTTCCCCCTGCTCCTTGACAGTTGTTCGCTTGTACATCTATTACTATTCCGTTTGTGTCTATTTGTATTGTGTAATAATCTCCTACTCCAACTCCTGCTACACTACCCATTGATGCGGTAGAAACTCCATAATATAATATCTTTCCATCAAAAGCACTACCACTTCTACATATTTGAGAACCTAATAATTGTGGTATTGTAGTAGCTGTTGAGGTTATTTCTGTCCTCGCTGCATAAGTTCCATCACAAAAATCTGTTGTGTTATTTTTACCCGATGTTAAATAGAACGTATTTGAACCGCATATTGAAACCGTTGCAGGTTGTATAACTGTTTTACTACAATTTATCTCTGTTCCTACGTTTTGATAACCACTTGGTATTTCAACTTGATATTCAACAACTCTTGTTGTATCTGTCTCAACTGTTCCGAATGGTGGACTTGGTGGTGTAAAACTATTTACTGTTCCGTTTGCTGCTGTTCCTAAAGATATACTTCCGTCTTTAGCAATCTTTTGTCCTGTAAGTGCTGCAATGTCACAATCAAATACAGGGTCAACTCCAACGGTAGGTTGAGTAAATGTGTGAGAACAACAAACGGTTGCTCCTGCGTTGTCATATCCAACAGGTACTGTTATATCAAAATACAAAGTAACACTTCTATCAGAGCCTGTATTATTTGGGTCTGCTACATAAGCCGAACCCGAACAACTTCCTGTTTTTACCGCAGTTATAACCGCTGCTACTTGTGGATTTGTCAATGTACCATCTGCTGCTATTGAACCTCCCGACAAAGCAGGATTTGCAGGAAACGTACAAGACCAAGTTACACCTGTCGCATTTACTGTTATTGATATTGGCTGTACAGCTTCACAAGTAGTAGGATAACTATTATCTCTACCTATTGCATAAATAGTTGCACTTCCTGCCAATGTATTTGAAGTCAATGTTAATATGCTTCCACTTAACGCTGTCGTTATTAATAATGGATTTGCATTAGATACAGCATAAATAGTTTCTCCTGTAAAATATCCACTTAAATCGATATCCGTTGTATCACCCTCTGCATCTAAAGTTTGTGCAGGGATAGAACCCGAAGTTGTTACTGATGGTGTACAGGGTGTTTCTACCGTTGAGGTTGTAGTACCTGCTTGGGTTGTTGTTAGACCACACTCTAAATACAAGTCTGCTGAATTAGAAAAACCAAATGGGATTGTTAAGGTGAAAATAACCGTTCTACTTGTATCACTACTGACCGTAGCAAACTTCCCATCAGCAAAATCACCTGCTGAACTTGTATAAGAATACACTAAACCATAGTCAGGACTTGGCTCTGTTACAACCCCTTGATTGTCTATTGAGAATCCTGTTAAATTAGCCACGCCACAATCATACAATGGTAATGGCACTTGTGGTTCTGTTAGGTTTAAATAAAATGGGCTTCTTACGTTTATTTTTGTACTCATCTTAATCTATCTTGTTTTAATGTGTATGCCAAGAAATCTTCTACGTCTAAACCAAACTTCTCTACCAATTCATCGGGTAGTTTTTTAAACGCTTGTTCAAACGGTTTTGTAAAAAACAAAGTTGGTTTAATTCCTTTCTTGTATATGCTTCTTGATATTAAATATCCTATTGTGTTGTAATTACCTTTTTTAAACTTTCCTTTTGCATCTCTTAGTCTGATATTTCTATTCTTTGCCCATTGTGCTAATGGCTTTATAGGAGGCATTTTTGTAGTATAAGAATAAGGTGTATTGTATTTCTTTTCAGTTCCACTAACTCCTTTATCTTGAAATATACCATACTCTTCCATTTCAAACTCTAAGAGAATAGAATTAGGCATCTCCTTTACGTTACCCCTCAAACTATTATAAAGTTCCTTAGAGACGTTCTTATTGCCCTTAGATAGTCTTGAACGTGCCTGTTGTATAACAAACGATTTAAACGCTTCTAACGCTTCTTGGGTTTTTTTTAGTCGCATATTGTCATATCGTTTTGTACTACTACATCAAATGTTGCTGCCCATCCTGCTAACTTGTTTTCAAATCTATCAACGAATGGTTCACAGCTTACATCTCCCTGTACTTGATAAAGGTCTGTATATAAATCACCTCTTTGCAAAGTATTAATTACTCTTGTCTGTAAAGCTAATTGGGTATTTAATACATCTTGTTCGTTGTCGTTTCCTAAGAATATATCTTCAACCTCATCTTTGCTTATATCTACAATATCCATAGAAAGAATACTAATATTAAATGTAAGTGTCTTAGTTCCTACTGTGGTGTTGTTTACTATGATGTGAGATAATGGAAAGATAGTTTGTTTATTCAAATCAACATCGTCAAGAGAACCGAATGTTACTGTATTCACAAATGGCTCTGCTATTAATGTGTCTTTTAATTTATCTGTTACGTTGTAAAACCCTTTCATCTTTTCTTAATCAGTTTCTTTTCTAATTCTATTTTATCTTTTTCAAATGCCAAATACATTAAGCACTCGTGTACGTTGAGTTTGGTAACCTCATCAAACTTGGTAACATCTCCTTTAGCAATTCCATAGACTGATTGATACCAACCCCACTTGCTTCCAAACGTTCCTTCTGAGGAATAGTCAGCTTGGTCGCTTCCTGTTGTAAATAGTTCAGGGTAGTTTGTACTAACTCGTTGTTTAAATTGTAAAAAAAAACCATAGCAGAGAAAACTACATCTAAAGGCATATATCTTAACCTTTCGTTCATTCCCTTATATGGCTCTATATTATATTTATGTCCTTTGTTGAATGTGATTGGTCTATATAGTACACTCATCGCTTTGTGCATACTTTCCCAATTACCTAAGTTTTCGTCAAGGTCTATATACTCTCCTAAAGTCATATCGTCTAATACAGGGATAAAACCGTATTTCTCGCCTCCTAATTCAAAAGTAGGTATCAATGTATGCTTAGTGTCGAATATCTTATTTAAGTGTACTGCAATCTCTTGTACGGACTTGTATTTGATTTCTGCTACATCCTTTAAGTCAAGGTTGCAAAATATCTCTACCATCTTTTGAAGCAAGAATAAAGAATCTTTGTTATCCTCTGTATTTAGTTTTTCAAACTTTTGATACTGCTCTAAAGTTATTTCGTTAAGACTATCAGGTACGTTTATTTCAACTCTCATATTATTACAATAAATAAATCACTATTATGTATAAAAAGAAAAAGGCAACATTTCTGCTGCCTAATTCCCACTTAAAAACAAATCTAACTAACTATTTAAAATGAATCTTTTATATGCGTATCTGTACGCTGTTTCTATTGCCTCTTCTAATTCTTTACTATTCTGTTGGTACGTTTCACTTCCCTCTACATTACCTTTGCCTTTGTAGTCTATATATAAGGTTACGTCAGAACCTTTTTGACCTCCACGCTTTGTTGGTTTCTGCACTACATATATTTCTTCGTACCAACATCTTTCCCTCATCTTAAAATAATCCAATTACTTTATCGCTAAATTCGTCTGCCCATAAGATAAAGTATAAGAACATATACATTGATGCGTAAGCTAATCCTACAAATGCAGCAGCTTGTGCTATAACTTTTAATACGTTCTTCCGATTCTCTTTCTTTGTTAGTTCTTTAATTAAAATGTACTCTGTTTGATTTTCCATAATATAATTATTGGTTAATAAAAGGGGAGTTGCCTCCCCCTGTTTTTTATTTTTGTTTTTTCCAAATTCTATAATGTGATTGCTCTTGATATCTGTTTTGGAATCTTTTTTTTACATCTGTTAAATGTCCATTCATTAAACATTCTACCTTTCCATCAATTAACATTTGATAATTCCAATCTATTATTTCGTTGAACTTATTAGTTGGTTTGGTAATAATATCTTTACCTGTTAGCTTTATAAGTTCACCTTTTAAGCCTGAATAATTTTCTGTTTGTACTACTTTTCTCATTTGTTCTTTGTATTAATTAAACTTTGTTTTACTCTGTAAAGATATAAACATTTTTTAAACTACAAAACTTTTTTAATATTTTTTTAGTAGATAAAATATTCTCCCTTATTAGGATTCTCTAATTGGTCTGTTAATACATATCGTGCAGCATCTATGCAGTCAGGATGCTCACCTGTTGGTTTTTGTAAAGTGTTTCCTTCTTTGTCTTTTGCCC